TTACAAGGCGCTCAAGGCGCCCAAGGAGACATAGGAGCTCAAGGCGCCCAAGGAGACATAGGAGCTCAAGGCGCCCAAGGTTTACAAGGCGCTCAAGGTGCACAAGGTGCTACAGGTGCTCAAGGAGCTCAAGGCGCTACTGGTTCGCAAGGTGCGCAAGGAGGAACAGGTGCTCAGGGTGCACAAGGTCTACAAGGCGCTCAAGGCGCGCAGGGTGCCCAAGGAGGAACAGGAGCTCAAGGTGCTACAGGTGCACAAGGTACACAGGGGGCCCAAGGAGCTCAAGGAGATACAGGAGCTCAGGGCGCCCAAGGTCTACAAGGCGCTCAAGGTGCTCAAGGAGATACAGGAGCTCAAGGTGCCCAAGGAGATATAGGTGCACAAGGTGCACAAGGAGATATAGGTGCACAAGGTGCACAAGGTCTACAAGGAGCCCAAGGCGCTCAAGGTCTACAAGGTGCACAAGGTGCACAAGGTCTACAAGGTGCACAAGGTGCACAAGGTGCACAAGGTGCAACAGGTGCCCAAGGAGCCCAAGGTGGAACAGGAGCACAAGGTGCCCAAGGTTTACAAGGCGCTCAGGGTGCGCAGGGAGCCCAAGGTGCACAAGGAGGAACAGGTGCCCAGGGAGCACAAGGTGCCCAAGGCCTGCAAGGTGCTCAAGGAGCACAAGGTTTACAAGGTGCTCAAGGATCTCAAGGTGCACAAGGAGGAACAGGTGCTCAGGGAGCCCAAGGTGCGCAAGGTTTACAAGGAGCACAAGGCGCTCAAGGAGCCACTGGTGCCCAAGGTGCACAGGGAGCTCAAGGTGCTCAAGGAGGAACAGGAGCACAGGGTGCCCAAGGTTTACAAGGAGCACAAGGTGCACAGGGTGCGACAGGCGCCCAAGGTGCACAGGGAGCTCAAGGTGCTCAAGGCACTACTGGACCTACAGGAGCCCAAGGTGCTACTGGTAATCAACTTGATATTTACTATACTGGATCTCTTACTAGGGCAGATGTTGATTTTATAAATTTTGTAGATCAACTCTATGCTATACCTTCAGGTTCAACTGGGGTTGAAGTAGGAATTAATCCTCCAGGATTAGATAAAGAAGTATATTTTAAATCAGGTAGTGAATGGCATGCTACTGCTAGTTTATTCTATGATTATGATAATACTACTTTATATATCTCTCAAAGTTATGACTCAAGAGATCCCGGGGTATTAGGATTAATTGTAACTAGCTCTGAAGTAGGGGATAATCAATTTGTAAAAGTTGGACCTCCTATAGGAAATGGTAGAAATAATTCATATGCTCAAATAGGAGGACTTGAGATTAATGGTGGTGGATTTATTGGAGGTAGAACACCTAATAGCGCATCAGGGATTTGGGTAAACCTAAACAATGATGAAAGAATAACTATTCCTACTTCTATAAGTTCTTATTTATTAGCAGGTAGTGATTATGTTAGATCTAGATTTATAAGTTTAGCTATTTCAGCCTCAGCAGGGCTAGCTAGTTTAAATGACAAATGGTCGTTTGTAGCTGATTCTCAGTTTACTAAACCTCGATTAATTACATCTGCTTCTTTAGCTATATCAAGCTCAGGACAAATATATGGACCTCATATATCCAATATTACTCAACCTCATTTAATTGGATTCAATACATCCTCTGGAGAATGGACATATTTTTCTTCTTCCCTTTTACCTTTCTCTAATGTTAACATCTATAACTCAGATGGTTCTTTAACAGGAAATAGAACTGCTGATTTAAACAGCTATAATTTATCCTTTACCTCAAGTATAGCTACAATTTCTCCATCTAACCAACCTGTCTTATTTTTAAGTTCATCAGGAATAATTGGTATGGGAACTAATACTCCTGCTAGTAATCTCCATGTTTTAGGAACGGGAATTGGTAATTCTAATGTAGGTATTACTGTTACTTCTCAAGCACAAGAAAATGAAGTATTCCTTTTACTATCCGAAGAAGGAGCTACAACTACTCAAGGTACAAGAATAACTTATGACTCTGATTCTAGTATAGCAGCTACATATTTTAATAATATAAGAACTGTTGGTGGAAATGGTACTTCATTTGAATTCCAATCCGGTAATTATGGAAGTGGTACTCAATTAGTTACTTTCCGTAGAGATGGAAAAGTCGGATTAAAATACGATACAGCATATTTCAATGGCACACCACCAAATGCTTTATTATTTGTTTCAGGTAATATCCATGCTTTAATCCCTTCATCATCACAATCTAATATATTAGGTTATGATACAACTACCGGGTTATTTTCCTATTTTAGTACTAGTTCATTTGGTGGATCTGTTAATACTGGTTCTTTTCTAGTAACCGGCTCTGTATCTAATGCTACTTTAACATTTACTAAAGGTAATGGAAGTACATTCCCTCTAACTGTAAATAATGTTAATAATGCTGTAAGTGCCTCATTTGCTCCAAATATTTACAATTCAGATGGTACAGTATCAAGTACTAGAAATGTAACAATTCCAACGAGTGTTAATTTACAATTTGATTCTACTGCAGCTGGATCTACTTTTACAGTAAAATCCGCACCTAATGCTAATGTTATTATTAGTAGTTTACCCACAGGTACTTCAAGTTCTCTATTAGCTTATAATACTGCTACTGGAAAAGTAGTAGCTATGGCTACCAGCTCTATTCAAAACGTTGTTAGTGCCTCATTTGCTCCAAATATTTACAATTCAGATGGTACTCTAACAGGTGCTAGAACTCTGACAGCAAACGGAAACAATTTCACCTTTGATGCTACAAGTGCTGCTTCCAATGTAAGCTTTAACTTGGTAGCCCCTGGTACATTTGAAATCTCTGGATCAAATAGAGTTCAAATTAAAGGACTGAATAATGTAACTCGAGCTAATATTGTAGGTATTGACCCAGTCTCTGGTCAGTTAGCTTACTTTGCTACAAGTTCTATTCAAAATGTTGCTAGCGCTTCATTTGCAACTACAGCATCATTTGCTAATTTAGCTGCATCTGTATCTCAATATTTTATTGAAGTAACAGATGAAGGAACTGATATAGGAGGCCCATTTACTACTCTTAACTTTACAGGTTCAGGAGTAATTGCTAGCAATGCTGGTGGGGGTGTAGTTGATATCTTTGTAGCAGCCTCTGGTAGTGGTGGTGGAGGTACACCTGGAGGATCAGATGGTCAAATACAGTATAATAATGGAGGATCATTTGGGGGAGCTATTTCAATGTCATATGATGATGTTAATAATAGAGTAGGTATTGGTACTTCATTCCCTGGACATACTTTAACAGTAGTTGGTGCTATTTCTATTACAGGATCTAACTTAAATACTACATCTTTAAGATTCCAAGATACAGGAGGAACTTCTAGAAATGCTATGTTTGTAAGTTCTTCAAACTGGTTAACTGTAGGTAATACAAACTATGAAGGTGTAGATCTTATTAAAAGTGCTAGAATTAGTGGGTCTCTTTTTGACTCAAATAACAGCTCAGGTAGTGCTAATCAAGTACTTACTTCAACAGCTACTGGTATAGCTTGGGCTACTGGTGGTGGTGGTAGTGTATCGGGTTCCCAATACTACATCCCATACTTCAGTTCATCTACAGCACTTGGGAATACATCAAACTATTTTGAACCTTCTAATGGCTATACAGCATTTAATGGGGTTACACCTAGATCAGTTGTAGACATAAACAATACAGAGGTTCCTGTTGAAGGGTTAAGAATTAGAGAACCTTATACTCCTACAGGTAATAGTGATAGTAATGGTTTCCAAGGACAGATAACTTGGGATGAAGATTATCTATATGTTAAAACCGCTGCTAATGGTTGGAAACGAGTTCTATTAGATGGTTCTTTCTAATTTAAACGTGCCACTAATTTTTTCTTTTTGTATATTTATAACAAAACCTAGACTTTAAACAACAATGGGATATTTAAATAACGCAGTAGTAACAGTAGATGCTATCTTAACAGATAAGGGTAGAGAGTTACTTGCTAAAAATGACGGTACATTCCGTATTACTCAATTTGCTTTATCTGACGACGAGATTGATTATACACTTTATAATCCAACTAACCCTTCAGGTTCAGCTTACTATGGTCAAGCAATTGAAAATATGCCTCTTCTAGAAGCATTTCCACTTGTAACTCAAGAAATGAAGTATGTGTTAACTACACTACCACGTGGAACCTCTAAGATGCCAGTACTTGATCTAGGATACGCTGCAATTACTCTAAAACAAGGTGCTTCACTTGCTATTACACCTCAAACTCTTAACTATTTGGGTGGTAATTCAACATTTGAAACTTCAGGTTATACAGCTACTATTTCAGATGTTAGAACATTAAGTCAATTTAACGGTGTAGGTATTAATACTCCAGATGCAACTGCTCTTAACTCAACTACAACAGTTGGTACTAACGTATCTAAAACAGTAATTGGTACTACAATTAACTTAACTGCAACTACTGTAAATACATTATTTGGTTCAAATAATATCTTACAAGCTACTTTAACTGTAGTAGGTAGAGATTCAGGTGCTCGTTTAACAATTCCAGTAACTATTACAAAACAATAAGATTAAGATATGTCATTTAAAAGATTAACCCCATCCGATTTCTTAGTCTCAGCTGATTCAGTTACAGCACCTTGTTGGACAAATAACGTTTATAACTTAACTACATTCTTTACTAGTTCGGTTCAAGTAAACAGCTCACAGGGTAGCTACGTTTTAGCCACTTACCAAACTGCATCTACTTTAGATACGGCTGCTATTCAATTTTATGTTGGGTATGCTAATGCTGTAGGTTCAGGCTCGGTACCATACGATGCAAATGTTGTAGGATATTCACCATCTAAAACTTTATATGGTCAATATCGTAATTTACTTTTAGAAGATGAAAACTCTTCATTTATATTTGGTAACGTTACTCAATCAGCTTTTCACGTTATTTCAGTTGAAAGAGCAAATTATAAACAATCTCTTTTCCCAGGATCACTTAATTTGACTTTAACCAAAAGTGGTGCTACACTTAAGTTAACCGACAATAGTAATGATGTTTCTGTAGTACCTTATGTTAATGGAACCCGTGTTTACCAAATCGTATCAGGATCTAACGGCTCAGCTTACTCAGGAACAGGATATTCATCCGCTCAAGGTTCATATGGTTGGTTTATTCCTGATATGGGAACTATCCTATTAAACTCAGCAGCATTAGCGGTTGCTGGTGGTGCTGGGGGTGGTATTGGTTTAACAGTTACTACTACTAATTCAAATAATACATCAAACTATACAGCTTTATTTGATGCTATTAAAACTGGTGCTTCATTTACTCTAAACTCTCAGGAAAATATCACCTCAGATTATGTTTATGTAAGACCACAAAACGCTGAGTTTAACTATACAACTAACCCATCGTTTATCTCGGGTTCAACTGGTGAAGTATTATATAGTTCATTTATAAACAATCCACAAACATATATTACAACAGTTGGTTTATACAACGATGCTAACGAGTTACTAGCCGTAGCTAAATTGTCTAGACCATTGGTTAAGGATTTCACTAAGGAAGCCCTTATTAGAGTAAAGTTAGATTTCTAAATGAATGAGTGCTTGGAAACAATTTTTAGCCTCTGATATAATTGTTACACCGTTTACGGTTAACAAAGGTTTTAGCTTTCCTTATTCACAATGGGCAACCGGATCTGATGGTCAATTAGTTGGTATTGATACTTTTATAGGAAGAAATGTAAACTGGTTTTCAGACAAATCAACCACAGGTACTTTATCTACTGAATATCAGGCTTTAATTTACCAATCAGCTAAACAACTATATTATAGTAACTTCTTATCTTCTAGTACAGGAGATAATGTAGCTCAACCTGTGTTATTTCCTGGGTCTAATCCAAGTGGAGATGTTTTGATTGGTGGGGTAGAAAGCCCACTATATGATAATTTTTTACAAAGTACCTTAGTACCAAATCGATCCTGGCCTACAGCATCTAATGCTTATATAGGAGTTATATCCATCCCCTCTAAATTATATGGAGATCAAATTCAACCCAATTCTTTTAGATATACTGTTTTTGGTAATACTATTTTAGATGATGGGGAAGGAAATATTATCTCAGGTAGCACAAATATAGGAAATATCATTTATACTCAAGGTATAGCAGTATTAACCTATCAAGGTAATATCTATGGAGATCCTGTAGATTCATTTGTAGCTAGAACAAATGTTACTTGTTCATTCTCTTCTTCAATGACTATTTACGAGACACAATACAAGTGTACTATAAGAGAAAGTGAATTTAATTTTAGTTTAAACCCGTCAACTGTATCAAGCAGTGCTAATATTTCGGGTTCATGGTATAATTTTCCTTACCCAACTGGTTCTGTATATGATTATGTTACCTCATCATATTTTTCACCTTATATAACAACAATAGGGTTATATAATGAAAACCAAGAGTTATTAGCAGTAGGAAAATTAGCTCAACCGTTACAAACATCAAATACAACGGATACAACTATTCTTATTAATTTAGACCGATAAAAACATGTGGACTTATAAAAACGAACCCATGGAGGCACTCTCCTCCTTCCCTGAAGGGACCTTTGGTTTTATTTATAGGGTTGTTCATATACCAACAGGTAAAACCTATATTGGTAAAAAAGTTTTATTCCATCAAAAGAAAGTAAAACTTACTAAAAAGGAACTACTAGAGTATACTCACGTAGCTGGTCGTAAACCAGCCTATAAACTAGCTATGAACGAATCAGATTGGGAAACATACTATGGTTCAAACAAGGAAATTGTAGCTATGTTAAAAGAGGGCAAGCACGATGAATTCAAACGTGAAATTTTACATTTAGCTACCTCAAAAAAGTTATTAACTTACTACGAGACAAAATATTTGTTTGTATATTCAGTGCTTGAAAAACCAGAGGAGTTCTATAACGATAATATTTTAGGCAAGTTCTTTACCAAGGATTTTTTATCCTAAACATTTATTATTATATTTATAACAAAATTAACTCTAAAGAAAATGGACAATTTTGATTTAAAAAAATATATAGCTGAAAATAGAGAAGAATTCGATCCTGCAAAGTTAGCTAGATTAGAACCTCTCAATGTTAAAAATCCTGATGAGTTTAGAGAACTTGCTATCAAATATAAAGATACCATTAATGATATATACGCTGGGAGGTATGCTTGGAATGCATATAGTTCCATGCTTAAGAATCCATCTGAACTTAGAGAAAAACTAAGAGAGTTAATGAATATTGTTGATCAAATAGAACCTCTACTAAAATAAACGGAAGAATTTAGTCGTATGCAAAAATTAGCTGGGATTCAGTTAAATGAGGCTCAGGATAAAGTTAAAATTAGCGATGAAGATATGGCATCTTTAAAGGCGTTTAATCAAAGTATAGAAGATCTAAAAGCAGAAACTAAGTTAAAAATATCTCAATTAATAAAACAACAAGAAGAAAAAACATCGGAGCTAGCTAATAAGTATTTAGGGGATTATGAAGGTCAAGGTGATCCTCAACAATTTGAACCTTATGTAGACTATTGGTATAAAACTATAGAATGGCGTAAAAGACGTTCGGATAGTGAAAAGTATTATGCCTCAATGAGAGGATAAATTAAGCTTGGGAAACCAAGCTTTCTTTTTTATCTTACCTCGTATGGTAAATCAACTAGTTGTAAACGTAGTCAATTCCGTTTTAGGACCAGGCAAACCTACTGCTCGAGGTAATCAGGCTCATACCTGTCCTATATGCCATCACCATAAACCCAAACTCGAAATCAATTTTGATGAGAATTCAACTCACTATCAAAGTTGGCATTGTTGGGTTTGTGATTCTAGAGGCTCTAAATTGCTTAGCCTATTCAAAAAAATAGATGCTCCACAAGACAAGATAAACGAGCTACGCTCACTTGTAGGTGCTACAAGACAAATTCTAGTTGATTCAAATGCTAGTAAGGTAGAACTCCCAAAAGAGTTTAAACCACTATCCGAGCTTACCAAAAACGATATTATTGGAAGACACGCTTT